TGATTGTTCAGCAAACTGAACGTAATGAAGACGTAGATTCGTGGGAAGTTGTTGAGTTTCCTGCAATTAAGGACGATGGCGAAGCACTTTGGCCAGAATTCTGGGATGTTGAGGAGTTGTTAGCTAAGAAAGCTGCTCTGGACATCCGGTATTGGAACGCTCAGTACATGCAGAAGCCCACTTCTGAGGAAGGCGCGCTAATTAAGAGGGAATGGTGGCAAATTTGGGACAAAGAAACCCCTCCCGATTGCGAGTTCACTATTATGTCTCTTGATGCGGCTCAAGAAGCTACCACTAGGGCTGACTATAACGCTCTGACGACGTGGGGTGTGTTTTTTAACGAGGAAACACAGAACTTTTGCATCATTTTGCTCAACGCCATCAAGAAAAGGATGGAGTACCCAGAGCTTAAGAAGATGGTGCTAGAAGAATACAAGGAGTGGCAGCCTGATGCGTTCATGGTGGAGAAGAAATCCAACGGATCGGCGCTATATCAAGAGTTTAGGCGCATGGGCGTGCCTGTAGGGGAGTTTACTCCGGGCAAAGGACAAGACAAAATAGCGCGTGTGAACGCGGTGTCTGACTTATTTGCGTCTGGCATTGTGTTTGCGCCTGATCGTAGGTGGGCTAAGGAAGTAATAGAAGAGTGCAACGACTTCCCTGCTGGCACTAACGACGACTTGGTGGACTCCACAACGCTTGCGCTGTTAAGATTCCGTCAGGGTGGGTTTTTACGACTTCCGTCAGACGAGCCGGAAGATAATTTTTTACGTCAATACCGCAAAAAAGCTGCGTATTATTAAGGATACATCATGGCGACAAATATGGATAAGGCTTTGTATGGAGCCCCTCAGGGCATAGACCAACTGGGGGTTGAAGAAGAGCCGATCGAGATCGAGATTGAGGACCCTGAGTCAGTACGCATAGATATGGGGGATACCGAGATCGAGATTGAGAAAACAGAAGACGACGATGAGTTTAGTAAGAACTTAGCTGAGGATATCCCTGAAGATGTTCTTTCCTCACTTGCTAGTGAGTTGATCGGTGATTTTGAGTCTGATGTATCTGCCCGCAAAGACTGGATACAAACCTACGTTGATGGCCTTGAGTTGCTAGGCTTGAAGATGGAGGAGAGAACAGAGCCTTGGCCAGGAGCCTGCGGCGTGTATCACCCCTTACTGACTGAAGCTGTTGTGAAGTTTCAGGCTGAGACCATGATGGAGACGTTCCCTGCAGCGGGACCTGTCAAGACTAAGATCATCGGTAAAGAAACCCCGGAGAAGAAAGACGCAGCAGAGCGAGTTCAAGAAGATATGAACTTCCAGCTTACTGACGTGATGAAAGAATATCGTCCTGAGCACGAGCGCATGCTCTGGGGCTTGGGCCTTGCTGGTAACGCGTTCAAGAAAGTGTATTTTGACCCTGCTCTTGATCGTCAGGTGTCTATCTATGCGCCAGCGGAAGACGTGCTTGTGCCATACGGTGCATCGAGTCTTGCAGATGCGGAGCGTATTACTCATGTGATGCGTAAAAACAAGAATGACTTGAAGCGTCTGCAGCATGAGGGCTTCTATCGTGACATTGATCTGGGAGAGCCTACTCAGACGATGGACGAAGTAGAGAAACGCATTGCGGAGAAGATGGGCTTTCGAGCAACGCAGGATGACCGATTCAAACTACTGGAGATGCAGGTCGATCTAGACCTCAAAGGTTATGAGCACGAAGATGATGGCAAAAAGACAGGTATCGCGCTCCCTTACATTGTTACGATTGAGAAGGGCACAACAAACGTCCTTGCAATCAGGCGCAACTGGGAGCCGGATGACGAACTCTGCCAAAAGCGCACGCACTTCGTCCATTACGGTTACATTCCCGGTTTTGGTTTTTACAATTTTGGCCTTGTTCACCTCATTGGTGCTTTTGCTAAATCTGGTACTTCTATTCTTCGTCAGTTGGTTGATGCTGGAACTTTGGCAAACCTCCCCGGTGGATTTAAAACCAGAGGACTCCGCTCCAAAGGTGACGATACCCCTATCTCCCCAGGCGAGTGGCGCGACATGGACGTGCCAAGCGGCAATATGCGTGACAACATCATGCCTCTGCCATACAAGGAGCCTTCACAGGTCTTAGCGGCGCTGCTCAATCAGATTATTGATGAAGGTCGCAAATTTGCTGGCGCTGTTGAGTTGCAGACGTCGGACATGTCAGCACAGGCTCCCGTAGGCACGACACTAGCCATCCTTGAGCGTCAGCTCAAAACGATGAGCGCTGTTCAGTCACGCATCCACTACTCGATGAAACAAGAGTTCAAGCTCTTAAAAAATATCATCCGTGACTACACTCCGCCAACGTACAGCTACGAGCCAGAAGAAGGCGGTCGTCGTGCCAAGCAGTCTGACTATGACATGGTCGACATCATCCCAGTGAGCGACCCCAACGCTGCGACGATGGCGCAGAAAGTTGTTCAGTATCAGGCGGCCCTCCAGTTGGCGCAGACTGCACCGCAGTTGTATGACTTACCACTCTTGCATCGCCAGATGTTAGAGGTGCTTGGCATCAAGAACTACCAGAAGCTTGTGCCCATCAGTGATGATATGAAACCTCGTGACCCTGTCACAGAGAACCAGAACTTGCTGATGAACAAGCCTGTCAAGGCGTTTATTTACCAAGACCATAAAGCACACATCGCTGTTCACATGGCTATGGCTCAAGATCCTAAGATTCAACAGATGTTGGCTCAAAGTCCTCAGATGGCGCAGCAGCTTATGGCTGCGGGCTCAGCACACATTGCCGAGCACTTGGGTATGGAGATGCGTAAGCAGATCGAGCAGACGATGGGTCAGACCTTGCCGCCATACAACGAGGATGCGGATGAAATCCAGATGTCTCCAGAGATGGAGGTTCAGGTGTCTCAGATGGCTGCGCAGGCTGCACAACAAATCCTGCAGCAACATCAGCAAGAAGCCCAGCAGCAGAAGAACCAGCAGATGGCACAAGACCCGCTCATCCAGTTGCAGCAGCAAGAGCTTCAGATTAAGGCGCAAGAGCAGCAGCGCAAGGCAGCTAAAGATCAGGCTGACGTCATGCTTAAGCAAGCACAACTCCAGATTGAGCGCGAGCGTATCAATGCACAGCAGGAGACTGAAGGCGTAAAGATTGCGATGAAGGCGCAAGCTGATAAACAGCAACGTGATCACGTACACGAGCAGGCTGGCTTCTCAACAGGCATGGACATGCAGAAGCATCAAATGATGTTGGCTAACCAGAGAGAAATTGCTCAATTACAAGCCGAAGTAAGAGCTAAACAACAGCAGAGACCAAAGAAAGGTGACTGATGTATCAAACTAGACAAGCGCTGGATCTTTTGGTCCAGCAAATTGATCAGAAGATCAAACAAATTGAGGACAGCTTGGGAGCCAGATCTGCCAAGGATTACTCTGACTACTGCGAGCAATGTGGGGTTATTACAGGTCTACTCACAGCACGTAGAAACATTACAGACCTGACAAAAAACTTGGAGAACTCGGATGAGTGAAACACCTACGTTGGATTTGAATCAAGCAGTCGACTTGTCGGCCTTGATGTACAAGAAAGCAGAGGAAAAAGCAAAGCAACTACCAAAACCATCTGGTTATCGCATTCTGTGCGCTATCCCAGAGGCGGAGGAAACAATTGAAGGCACTAGCCTGTTAAAACCAGCAGAGACTATGCGCAACGAAGAGACCCTCACAACGGTCTTGTTTGTTGTTGAGCTTGGTCCAGACTGTTACAAAGATACAACAAAGTTCCCAACGGGACCTTGGTGTAAACAAGGCGACTTTATCTTGGTCCGGCCCTACGCTGGCTCACGATTGGTCATCCACGGTAGAGAGTTCCGCATCATCAACGACGATACTGTAGAAGGTATTGTTGACGATCCACGCGGCATCAAACGCAAATAAGGAGCGCACATGCCTAAATTTAGCGATAGCTATAAATTTCCCGATGAGGAAGATAATACGGGTAAACCCGAAGATACGTTGGATATCTCGATAGAAGACGATGATGTTGATATTAAAGTCGACGTTAAAGACGATACCCCCTCTGAAGATAGGTTCGTAGAGCCTCTTCCGAACAGTATTAAAGAGGATTTGGAGAAAGCCGATGACTCTGAAGATTACTCCCATAACGTAAAGCTTAAATTTAAGCAATACAAGAAGGCTTGGCACGACGAGCGTAGGGAGAAAGAGGCTGCACTGCGTGAGCAACAAGAGGCTTTAGCCGTTGCACAGCGTATTCTTGACGAGAACCGTAAGCTTAAAAACGTCCTGCAATCAGGCGAAAAAGAGCTTATTTCTACATATCAGTCTAGTGCTGAAATGGAAGTCGATAAAGCCAGCCGTAACTATAAAGAAGCCTACGACTCGGGTGATTCCGATAAGTTACTTGAAGCCCAGCAGGAGATGATCCGTGCTCAGCTTAAGCTCGATAAAGCAAAAAATTTCAGACCTACTGTACAAAATGAAGAAAATGATGTACAAATCACACCACAGAGGACTCAAAACCCTCAGATGGACCCGAAAGTTGCGTCATGGGTGTCAAAAAACCCGTGGTTCGTTGATCAAAATAAACGATCTATGCGCAGATATGCTGAAGGTGTCCACGAGGACTTAGAGGCTAGATATGGTCGAGGCTTCATTGGTACAGATGAGTACTATGCAGCGATAGATAAAGAAGTACAGCGCAGATTCCCAGAAGAATTTGGCGGCTCTAACAACGAAGAGGAAGAAAAGCCTCAACGTACAAAACCAAGCACGGTGGTCGCACCTGCGAAGCGGAGCACCGCTCCTAAAAAAGTGGTTCTTTCTAAGACGCAGGTGGGCTTGGCAAAGAAACTTGGACTATCCAACGAGCAATATGCTCGTGAACTTATGAAATTGGAGGCCTAAAATGGCTGAAAGCAGATTACAACGCGAGATTACAAATAGAACTTCTTTAGAGCGCCCCAAGCAGTGGCAGCAGGCGGAACTTCTACCGGAACCTGATAAGGCCCCGGGCTTTGCGTACAGATGGATTAGAGTTTCTACTTTGAATGCAGCTGATCCTCGTAACCTCTCCGCCAAATTGCGCGAAGGTTGGGAGGTAGTAAGTGTTGAAGAGCAACCTAAATTTAAACTGCTAATCGATCCTAATAGCCGTTTTAAAGACAGCATTGAGATCGGTGGGTTGTTGCTTTGCAAAACTCCTTCTGAGTTTGTGGCCCAGCGTACGAAACACTTCGCTGATATGACCCGAGCACAGGAAGAGGCTGTAGACAACAATTTAATGCGTCAAAGCGATGCGCGGATGCCAATCTTCAATGAGCGGAAATCCTCAAGTAGCTTTGGCAAAGGTACTTAAATTTAAATAGGAGTCTTTTATGGCTTATCCCGTCGTTGCGGCCCCCTACGGCCTAAAGCCGATCAATCTGATCGGTGGTCAAGTGTTTGCGGGTTCTACTCGTGAATATGCGATCCCTTACGGATATGCGACTGATATTTTCTACGGCGACATCGTTGGATTGTCACGTGGTAATGTTGGACGTTTGTCTGTTTCTACTGGCACTCTCGGCTCTGTTACAGGCGTCTTCTTGGGTTGCTCTTACACCAACCCCACTACTAAGCAACGTCAATTTGCTCAGTACTGGCCCGGTGGCACTACTGCTGGTGATGCTGTTGCGATCATCTGTGATGATCCTGATACCGTCTTCAAGGCAGTTATTTGCTCTTCTGGTACTACTGTTGCTTCTGGTGCTCGTGCAATGATTGGTCAAAACTTGGCCATGATCAACAACACTGGCAACATTAACACCGGTGACTCCGCAAACGCGTTGTTAGCTCCTAACGATACGCCTGCTACCACTGATGCACTGCCAATCCGCGTTTTGGGCTTAGTGCCTGACACCGTTGTGTCCTTGGGTACTGCTACCTATTCCAGCATTTCCACAGCTACTGTTACTTGCTCAGCTCTGCCTTTCGCATTGCCAGTTGGTACAGACGTGGGTTCGTTGGCCGCTAATGGTCAGTACATTCCCTCTGGCTCCTTTGTAGATACAGCTGCCGCTGCTGGTGCAACTTCGTTCGTTCTGAACCAAGCCCCCGTTACTGCGTTTGCTGCAAGCTCCA